ATTTAAAGGTGCTAAGAATGATGATCTAGGAGTATTAGTAGATGCAATCGTTTTAAAAGCAAAAGACTCAGAAGGAAATAAAATATTTAAGCTAGATGACAAGCTAACATTATTGAATAATGCTGATGCAAATGTTATAGCTAGAGTATCAACAGAAATGTTGAATGGTGTTTCTTACGAGGAAGCTGAAAAAAAGTAAGATTTGATTCGGAGTTATATTCTATACTTGCTCTGGGTCATGAATTAAAAAAAAGTATGGAAGAAGTTCTCTTGATGACTCAAGATGAATTTTATTATTGGATAGCTTACTTTAAAGTGAAGGCAGATAAAGAGAAACTACATGGCAGATCAGCAACTAAATATAAAACTTAATGTCATAGACAATGCTTCAAAAGCTTTTACAGATATTAAGAGTTCAATATTTAATCTAAGAAACGCATTAGCTGGTTTAGGTGCAGGAATAACAATTAAGTCATTAATTAATGTTGGAAGCCAAGCAGAATTAACAAGAAATAAATTATCATTTTTATTTGGTTCTGTAGAAAAAGGTTCACAAGCATTTAACACATTAACTCAATTTGCAAGTAAAGCACCTTTTGCTTTTGATGATATAGTAAATTCTGCAAACAATTTAGCAGTCATTTCAAAAACAACTGATGACTTATCTAAAAACTTACAGATTGTTGGTAATGTTGCATCAATAACAGGATTAGACTTTCAAACATCTGCTGAACAAATATCAAAAGCTTTTACTAAAGGAATAAACTCAGCAAGATTATTTCAAGATAAAGGTGTAGCAAGTTTATTAGGATTTTCACAAAATGCAGAAATAAGTGCTTTCCAAACAGAACAAGCATTTAATAGAGTGTTTGGTGTAGGTGGAAGATTTGGACAAGCAACTGATGTATTATCAAGTACATTTGAAGGAACATTAAAAAAATTAACTAATACATTTACTAAATTTCAAACTGATATTAATAAAGCTGGTTTCTTTGATTTTATTAAAGCTGGTTTAGATACTATTAATAATCTTATTACGAACAATTCAAAAACATTTGAAGAATTTTCAGTTAAAATTGGGCAAACATTAATAAATGCAACTAAAGGAATATTATTAGGTGCTGGTTTAATCATAGATGCAGTAGCACCTATTTTTAGATTTGTAGTAAGTGGTATTGAAGGTTTATTAACAATAATAGATTCTTTACCAAGAGGTGTTAGAGAATTAGGTATAGTAGGATTTTTATTATTAGGAACAGGTGGTAAATTTGTAGCATTAGCTTTAGGTTCATTATTAGATGCACAAAAGAAATTTGTTGAACAATTTGGAAATCAAAAATTCTTTTTGGAAGAAAACAATTCTTTACTTGAAAAAGAAACTGGTGCTTATGCAACAATTAAAGATTTCTTAAATAAAATTGATATACAACAAAAAACAAATATAGAAAATCAAAAGATAACTAATGATTTAATTAATCAAGCTGGTCAAGGATTAGGTAATCAAGTTTCTTTATTAGATCAAATTATAGGAAAATTTAAAGAACTTAACGATAGTGCATTAAATGAACTAAATAAAACAGCAGAAATTATAGCTGGTACTCTAAATCAAGGAATAAAAGATTTTTCTAAAGGTATTGCTGAATCAATAGTTCTTGGTAAATCATTAGGAGAAACTTTAAAGAGTGCAGTTCAAAATGCTTTAATTAGAATTATATCTAGTCAAATAGAAATATTACTTAGACTAGCATCTCAATTAGTTTTAGAAAAACTTATTACGCAAGAAAAAGTAGCACAAGCTTCAATATCTGCTTCATCTGGTGGTGGTGGATTTTTAGGGGATTTATTTAACATAGGTAAAAGTTTCTTTGGTGGTGGTGGTGGATTTAATCCTGATATAGGTGGAATACCAAATACTTATGTTGGAATGGCAGAAGGTGGTGCTGTTAGAGGTGGTATGCCAATAACTGTAGGAGAACGTGGTAGAGAATTATTTATTCCTAATACAGATGGAACTATTATTCCAAATCAAGATTTAGCAACAGGTGCTAATAGTTATAATTTTACTATCGTTGCAACAGATGTACGAGGAGTAAAAGAATTGCTATTAAATAATAGATCAACTATTGTAAATATTATGAACCAAGCTTTAAATGCGAAAGGAAAATCTAGTTTAGTATAATGAGTGGTACATTTCCTTCAACACCTACAACAAAAGGAGTTTCAATAACTTCACAACAAAATACTATTGTTTCAACAACTGTATCTGGCAGACGACAAGCAAGACAAATTGACGGACAAAGATTTAAACTAACATTATCATTTCCAATTATGACTAGATCAGAATTTGCACCTATTCTAGCTTTCATAATGAAACAAAGATCACAATTAGAATCATTCCAATATACACCAGCTACAATGGCTTCATCTAATGGAGTTGCTTCAGGAGTTATTAGAGTTAATGGTGCTATTAGTGCAGGAGTTAATTCAGTTGCAATAGATGGAATGGCAAATAGTACATCAGGAATATTTAAAGCAGGAGATTTTTTTAGATTTACAGGACAAAACAAAGTTTATATGTGCGTTGCAGATGTATCTTCTAATGGTTCTGGTCAAGGTACATTAACATTTGAACCACCATTAAGAACTGGTGTTGCAGATAACGCAATACTTATTTATTCTAATGTAGATTTTACTGTTGGTCTTACAAATGATGTTCAAGAATTTAGAGTAGGCACAGAAAACTATTTTCAATACGAAGTTGATCTTATAGAGGTATTGTAATGCCTAGATCACTCAATGCTTCTTTAATAACAGAATTAGCAACTAATAAACTTAATCCAGTAGAACTTGTTTATCTAGGAGTAAGTTCAGGAAGTTATTATACAGATCACTATAAGAATATTACATTTGATGGAAACACTTACAACACTTCATCTTTATTTTTAGGAAGTTCAGAATCAGCAGAATCTTCTGAAGTTTCAGTAAGTAACTTAGTAGTAAAATTCGGTGGTGCAGATCAAACTATTATCTCATTATTTTTAAACAATGATTACATGGATAAGAGAGCATGGGTATATAGAGGTTTCTTAGATGAGAACCAAGCACTAGTTAATTATCCATTTCTTTTATTTGATGGAAGAATTGAAAACCTAAGTATTGAAGAAGATGATACAAATTCAGTAGTAAGTATTTCTATTGCTTCACATTGGGCAGATTTTGATAAGGTTAAAGGAAGAAAAACTAACACAAACTCTCAAGCATTACATTTCCCAACTGATGTCGGATTTGATTATGCTTCACAAACAGCAAAGGATATTAAATGGGGCAAGGCATAACTGATTTATATAAAATTATACATCTGTATAGGCAGTTCCCAAGATACGATAAAATGAAATACCAAGATTTAGTAAATGCAATATTGCCTTCTTTTAATTTAGAACAATATCAATTGCACCAAGTTAATGGAGAAGTTGTAGGTTTTACTAACTGGGCATATTTAAGTGATGAAGTAGAAAAAAGATTTATGACAACTGGCAAACTAAAAGCTAATGAATGGAAATCAGGAAACAATATTTGGCATATTGAAACAGTTGCTAAAAGTAATTTAAGAGAGATTATGTCTTGGACTAAAGAATACTTTAGAAATTTATTAGAAGTAGATCAACCTTTAAAATGGTTAAGGATAGCTGATGACTCAACTATCTACAGACGATCTATGAAATTTAAAAGGGAGTTTCATATCTAATGGGTTTTGATCCAATCACTTCAGCGATAGTACAATTAGTTGTAACTACAGCTATATCTTGGGTACTTGCACCTAAACCTAAAAAACCAAATGTACCTGAGCAACAACAAGCACAAGGTATCTTAGTTAATAAAGCATCTAACAATACTGCAATACCAATTATCTACGGAAAAAGACAAATAGGTATATCAAGAGTATTTGTAGAATCATCAGGAACAGATAACCAATATCTTTATATGGCAGGAGTGCTTTGTGAAGGTGGTGGTAACGGAATTGAATCAATAGAAGAAATTTATATTAATGATAAACTAGTAACTTGGTCAGGTTCATTAACAGATGGCACAGTTAGAACAGTAAATAGTTCAGATACTAATTATTATAAAGATGGTGCTAGTTTAATATCAGTTCAATCTTTTTATGGTTTAGATAATCAATCAGTTTCTTCTTTACTTGACGCAAGTACAAATTGGGGAAGTAATCATAAATTATCTGGTGTTGCTTATCTTGCTTTTAAATTTACTTGGAATCAAGATGCTTTTAATTCTTTACCTGAAGTAAAAGTAGTTCTTAAAGGTAAAAAGATTTACGACCCAAGATTAGATTCTACTAAAGGTGGAACAGGTTCTCATAGAGAAGATACTTCTTCTACTTGGACTTATTCGCCCAATTCAGCTTTATGCTTATTAGATTATTTAAGAAATAGTAGATATGGAAAAGGTTTACCTAATTCTGCATTTGAAACTAATTACGATTCATTTAAAAGTTCTGCAACATTATGCGAAACTCAAGTAACACCTTATACAAGTGGTTCTAATATAAATCTATTTGAAACTAATATAGTTTTAGATACTGAACAAAAATTAATAGACAATGTAAGAGAATTATTAAATCCAATGAGAGCAATATTTACCTATACACAAGGTAAATACTTTTTAATCATTGAGAATACTGGAACTTCACAATTAAGTTTAACAACAGATAATATTATTGGTGGTATTAAAATATTTGGTGAGAAAAAGAATACTAAATATAACCGAGTTATAGGTACATTTGTTAATCCTGATAAAGAGTGGCAAGAAGATACAGTATCATTCCCACCTGCTGATGATTCTGGTTTACCTGTTGGAGATAGATATGCAACTTTATTAGCAGAAGATAATGGAACTAATTTAGAAGGTAATTTTAGTTTTCAAGGAATTACAAATCCATATCAAGCAGAAGAACTTTGCGAGATTGTATTAAGAAGATCAAGAAATGCTTTAGCTGTAGAAGTTAATTGTACTTCAGAAGCACTTAATTTAACAATCGGAGACTTAGTTGATTTAACTTATTCTACTGGTGGATTCAGTTCTAAGTTATTCAGAATTTATGGTTTAAGTATAAATACAGATTCAACAGTTTCATTAAAACTTATTGAACATCAAGACAACTTCTATACTTGGAGTTCTAAAGCACAAGCACCAACAATAGCTGATACTACTTTACCAAATCCTAATAGTGTATCTGCACCAGCTTCAGTTAGTTTAGACGATCAACTAATTCAATATTCAGACGGAGTAGTTATAACTGCTATGGACGTAACAATAGGTGCTTCACCAGATTCTTTTGTAGATTATTATCAAGTTGAATACAAACTAAGCACAGAAACAGATTATTTAATAGCTGGACAAGGTAAGGGATTAAACCAAAGAATATTAAACGTAATAGATGGTTCAACGTATAACGTAAGAGTAAAAGCATTTAATACTTTAGGAGTATCTTCTAGCTATACTACTGCATCAAGAGAAATAGTCGGTGGAACTTTACCACCAGCAGATGTAGA